GCCGTACCGCTCAAACGCGTCTTTGGCTTCACCCGTACCGCCAGCCACGTCGCTGATATTAATGGCCAATTTTTGCATGGCCTTATTTAAAGCTTTTGATTCCACGCCACCCAATTCGGCGGCATATTGGAATCGCTGTAACTCTGTGACTGATAGACCAATCGCCCTGGCTGTTTTGGCCAGTTCGTCCGTGGCATCCATCGAGCGTTTAATTAAGAAACCGATCCCCAGGGCACCAGCTGCCAATCCAATGGCGGTTTTCATTGAAAAAGCTGCTTTGGCAATACCACCAAGACCAGCGGTAACAGCCATAAAAGCCCGGCGGGTTTTGTTGACCGCCTTTATCTGAATTTTTATGTCTTTATTTGCCATTTTTCAATTCCAGGTATTTTGCCCAAAGCATTATTTCGTCGGTGGATAAGACCATGATTTCCTCCAAACTCTTGTGAAGGTGTTCGGCCAAAATTAAGGCAAAACGCAAATCATGGTCTTTCGCTATTCCCGTGCTGCATCTTCAAAATCCACATCGTCGCCGCCCATTTCTGAAACCACGCGGCTGATAATGTCCGGATCAATCTGTCTCATTAGTTCGGTTAGGTTAGAGCGAGTAAATAATTTTTTGCCGTCCTGGTCCATGGCTCGCAAAATAAACGTCATGGCGACTGCTTCGGCTTGTTTACCTTCACCATGCAATTTTAAGACTTCGCCCTGGTCTTTAAAATTCATGCTCGGCTTGTAATAAATGACGGTTTCTTTTCCGTCCACTACCCATTCGGGCACATTTGAACTTTGCAATTTACCGCTCATGCGGTCCCTAAATTGCGTCTTTGCGACTTCTAAAATATTGCTCATAAAATTCCCCGATTATTTAAAACCCCCGATAAATTAGCGGCAGACGCATCGGGGAAAACGCTTTTTCAGTCCTAAAACCTAGCCGCTAAACTGGTTAGGAAACGGCGGCCCAGGTTAGAGCGCCCGACCCTGTGAAACTAAACGTCTGTTCGACCATTCCATCAATCGCTGCGGAAACACCAATTTCAGTAACAATGGCGCTTCCCGTCGCAAAATAATCGCCGTTTGCCGATCCTTCTGGGAAAAGATTTAACACCAAGGAAGCTCCAATGGTGACCGCATTTTGCCCGGCATCTCCCTCATCCCAAAACATTTCGCACGAACCAGAAAAAGTCGTTTGCCCTGCTTTGTAGGTTTTGGAAGTATCACCCAGGGTGGTATCCTCAATGGTCCCGGCTGTCTCTGATAATGAATACGACCGTAATTCGCCGATAGTGGTGGACCCGATTTTTACCAGGCCGGCTGTAGCTGCGTGATTAGCCATTAGTTGGCCTCCTTAGTTTTAGTTACTTTCTTTGGTTTTGCGGCCGGCGCTTTATCGCTCCAGCCACGGTTTTTCATCGTTTGAATTTGGCTGGCGTGCGTGTCTACAACCTGGTCATTTTTGTACATCAACATCTGTGGACCTCACTTTTGTTCGGTTTAAATAGCATTAATTGGCCATTTTGTTAGGTTTGAATAGCATTAATTAGCAATAGTATTTGGCGCACCTGGCGCAATTCGATATGCTGCTTTCAAAGTTAACGTCGCCAAAGCGTTTGGTTTATCCTGCTCGGCGCTGTATTCAATTTGCGTATCTTCTAAATAAACATCTAACACTTTGCCATTCAACGTCGTATCTGCTGAAATCGCGGTTTCTATTTCCGCGCAAATTGTATCAATTACATCCTCAACGCCAGCCTTTGCTTTTGCCCTGGCTTCCACTCTTAATTGTAAGTTATGCCAATTTCTTGTTTTGCTGCTCAAATCGTCGTCCACTGTGTCGCGGTCTGCGTATATCGTTAAAGCGGGTAAAACGTCATAGGCAAAAATCGGTCGATCAAAGACCCGGCTGCCGGTTGATGTTAGGCCCGTTAATGTCGTCACCAACTGGGCGCGTATTTGCTGCCGTGCGTGTGGCATTACGTTTGGTCCTCAAGTATTAGCGAGACAATTCCAGTGCCGTCGCGCTGCACTCCCTGGACGTGATAAACCACGCCACCAATTGTCAATGCGTCACCATGGGCAATGCTTGAAACATCGGCTTGGGCGCAAGTAAATACCGGGTGAAAACCCTCAACGCCCTGCACTTCCATAAATGATTCGTCAAAGATTCCATTGATCGTTGTACTTCCCAGGGTCGCGTTAACTGCGAAATCCTCAGTATCAAAAAACGAATCAAAATCTTCGACAAAAGCCATGGGTTATGCCTTTTTCTTTGCTTTCGCGGGTGCTTCGGTGGCTGTATACGCCTCGGCCTTACCCATACGAATTAAAGTTTGCCCGTCCTGGTCGCTGACTTCTGCGACTGAACCAGCCAACAAATCTTTGCCGCTTGCTGCGGTCGTGTTTAAAATCTTAACTTTCATCTTATTCACCTGGTTAAATTATTACCTGGTTAAAAATGGGCGGGTGTTACCCCGCCCCAGGGTCTAGAGTTTACGAACCACCCGAACCTTTAGCGAACGATTGTGCGTGACGTACTGCAATGTCAACATCCTGCAAACAAACCACGCGGACGGTGCCTGACGCTGAACCAGTAGAGGTATCGACGTTAATATCTAAGCCGCCCCACATACCGATAATCAAGTCTGCAAAGTTACCAAAGACAACCGTATTAGCCGTCATTTGATTAGTAACAGCCATGTTGTAACCATTAACCTGGTTGTTAGCCATTACGAATTGACCCGAGCCGGAATCTTTCGCTTTCTGCTTCATGGCACCCGCCATGGCGGCCGTTGAAACATAACCTAGCGAGCCGAACAAAGCGTTGTCGATAGACACTTGTGATTCAACATCAACCATCTCGCCAAAGGTCGGATTACCCGCCGCCGCAAAGGTTTTTGCGCCAATGCCGGTCGTGGCTAATATGCCAGTGGGCTGGTTGCTAGAACCAGTGCCAGCTATTGCCGCCAAATCAATCGCCATTGCCAAACGCATTGCCAGGTCGTTGCGTACAAAACCTTCAATGTCGATTGAACTTTGAAGCAATAACTTACGGCTAATGTCAGAGAACGCACCAACCGTCTTGGGTGTCATTGCTACCTGGTCAAATGCTGCCTGGCTTTCAGTAACAGCGGCCGATTCCGCAACCCAATAAGCTGTTGCTCCACTGGTTTGACGCGGGATGGCGACGTTGCCAGATAGATCGCGCAACATAGTAGCGCCCAAACCAGCAACAACCATGGCGTTTTCTAAGCTATCAATAAAGCTGTTTGACAAAAGATCGGTTGCAACAGTGTTGCCGCCAGCGGTCGCCGTGCCCACGTTTAAATCACGCTTTAACACTTCGGTTGGTACAAACAAACCTTGGGCTGTTCTGCCCATTGAATCTGCCGCTGCGCGTGACGCTTCAAATTCAAACGCTGCTGCATCTTGTGCGCGACGATCGCTTGGGTTAGCTAAAGCGTGAATGGCGCGCATAAAGGAGAAATTACGCACTTCTTTTTCAGTCAAACCAATGTCGGTTGAAACAACCGGGGCTGGCTTGCTGATATTGTTTAACACATGGCTGCGAAACTCATTGGCTGTTTGGCCGCTGGTGATTGCTGCGCGTGCGTCGGTTGCAAAACCGTGCTGGTTTCCAATGGCTTCAATATCAGTAATGCGGCCCAACTCGGCTTTTCTCACGTCCTCAATTGCAAATGTATTGTCGACAACTGGTGCGACTTCTGGTGCTTTCGTATCCATTTTGGATTCCTCAACTTGTTTAATTTTAATGTTAGTTACTTCGGTTTGATGCTCACCATCAACGCCACGGCCAATACCGACCCCGGCGTCTGCTGGAATGCTCACCATGCTTATTTCGTATGGTTCCCAATCGGTCGCCCGGTAGGATTCCATGCCGTCTTTTTCAGATTCCAAAGCCATTTTGTGAATGCGGTAGCCCACACTTACAGACTTGCGAATGCCGTCTTTAACGTCTTGCCAAATTTCCTCTGCGCGGTCGCTTTTCCCAAAACGAACCTGTGCCCGGCCCACCCGGTCGCCAGAAATTACCACCGACTCAACGACGCCCACATGATCTGTGCCATCGTGATCTACCAGGACCGGGCCGCCGTCATTCAACCTGCCAAGGCGAATGGATTTGGCGTCATGGTCCAGGATTTCGTCACCGAACCACCGCTGCACGGGTGCCTCGCTTGAAAAAGCCAATTCAACTGTCCTGGCCTCTTCGTTAATTGCGTCCCTCGATAGGTCAAAAGACCTATGAAGAGCGCCTGTGTTAATCGTCTTGTTTGTCATTATTAACCTCTGGGGTTTCGACTTGTTCAACGGCAATGCCGTACTGCTTTAATAATTCGTTCTCAGCCTGTAGCTGCGCCAGGGTATCTTCAAAGTCGCGCCCTGCTGACGCTGCCACTTCGGTCCTAGACATAATGCCCATTTCAATACCCAGTTTGCTGGCTTGCTGATCTTTTAAAGGGTCAACCCAGGCCCATCCTCGCGGCTGGAATTCAACTTTTGTGAATTTTTCAAACTTCCGCTGTGGTAGCGCCAGGGCTTGGGTTGTCAGTGCTTGAACTAACCAGGCACGATAAACCGGGCGGCATAGCTGGTTTGATAGCCAATTTTGGATGGTGCGCCATTGTTCGCGCTCTTCTAAAACGCCGGACCTTATAGACGAAAAGTTAACGCCCTCCAGGTCGTTTGCTAGGGTGTTATAGGCCACGTTTAGGCCACTGGCTGCACCACGTAAAGCCGTCTTAATAAACGCCTGGTAGGCGCTGGTCGGGTGCTGTGGATCGAATGCTTTGAAGTCCACGCCCTGGGGCAATTGCTCCATGGCTCCTGGCTCCATATCCATCAACAAATTGCCGTCGTCGTCCTCATCACCCACATACTGGTCGCCGTCCGGGGACGTATAAAAGCCCATTTTGCTGCTAGAAATACGCGCCGCGATTAGCTCGGCTTCCTCATACGCGCCCACCTGGTTCAATCTATTAATGGCGGTGTGCATCCAGGGGACGCCACGCGCTTGCCCTGGGCGATCTGCCATATATAAATGCAACACGTCGGCCGCTGGCACGCGCTTATAATTGCGGCCGTTAAATAAGGTGATATTGTCGCCAGGGTGGCTAGTGCTAATGTGATACGCAACCGCTGCGCCCCATTCATTTAATTCAACGCCCATCACAATTCGATTTCCGTTGTTTAAATTTTTGTTTAGGTTTTCGTCTAGCTGGTCCGCTTCGATTACTTGGAGCGCAAAACCAAAGTCGTTTTTAAATCCGCGCACCATAATGATTAGCACTTCACCATCACGCGCAATAGATTTAATGGCCATATTCTGCACATCAATCCAAGTTTGTCGCCCGGTCACTGTACAATTTTCGATATTCGACCAGGCTGTAAATGCCGCCTCGATGGCGATATTGTCTTGCCGATCTAGTGTTCCATCGTCACGCCTGGACCTGGCTTGCATTTTAATGCCATGGGTGCCCACCACATTTGCAGAAGTCATGGCCAAAAACTTGCGCGCGTAATCGTTGTTCATACACAAATGGCGGGACCGGCTGCGAATCAATGGCAATGTGTTTATCAACTCACCATTTGCAGATAATGTGGACCCTTTGAAGTCGCCCGTTAGACGGTCAATAATGCCGGCATCATAACGTCGCTTATTGATTTTCTGTTTGCGCTTTTTTGGCGTGGCTTCCGATTTATTAAACCAGCCCATCATAAGAACCTCGTTAATAATCGACCATGATGGCCTAAACCTTTTTTGGCTCGGTGGCGGTTAATTTCAGCCACATATTTGCCCCGGTAACTGTCGCGTAACTTCATTAATTCTTCTATAGACGTGCGCGTTAGGGAGCGACCATTAATGGAATAGGCTTCTTGATCTTTGGTCGCGCGCTTTTCCAATACCGCTTCCACGGCATCCAGGACGATTTTGTAATGGCTGCGCGGGTCCGTTGTTGCGGCATCACGATTCGGTCGAATATCTATATAACCAGTGTCAATCGTGACCCGCTCGTTATCGCTGTTGCGGATTAAATACGCTTGCCAGTGGTAGTCGCCGGCGGTGTAGTTTTTGGTGGTGTTTTGGCCGACTTCGATTTTAAACGCGGTGCCATTTGCGCTGGCTGTTATCTCAATCTCGGTTGACCCGGCGCCGTCCAATCGAAACGAGTATTTGAGCGTATACGCCGATGATGGGTAATCGCTGAAATCGTCTTTCTTCCAGGTCCAGCGGTCGCCAATGACTAGCGTAAAGGGTTCACGCTCTGGGTAATTCGCGGTATCAAATAAATTGGCCATGCAAAAAAACGCCTTTAATCTAATGCCAAAGGCATAGGCGTATTTAGCTTTCAAATCAAGTGTTATATAAGCGCGGTTTATTTTGATTTATTTTGATTTATTTTTAATAAAAGTGTTGCACTATATTCATTTTGTCAGTACAATTAGTTTATTGAATCGAAACACAAAAACAACCAGGAAATATTATGAAAACTTCTTATATGTCACAATTTGAAATTCAACAGTTAGCAGAAGCCGCTTTAATCTCTTATGAGTTTACGGCGTCTTGGTCAAGAGCTTTTGAAGCTGCAAAAGAATTTGCTGCCGATGAATTAGGTATTAAAGCAACTACTGCACAAGCCGCAACATCGGTAAACATTGCAAAAACTGGATGGGAAGGTATTCGCCAATCAGTTCAAAAAATACAGTATCAAAACGCTTAATAACAATAACAGGGGCTACGGCCCCAGGGGAATATTATGATTACTTACCCACTAACTAACTCAGGATTGTATGAACTACGATGTGACATTAAAAACCTTGTAGATAATGTAAAAGTAAATGAAAGTGTATTAGCAACATTACCAAAAGGTCATAAATTTGAAAAATTCCATCAAGATAAAATTACAGAAATGGAAAACGATTATTGCGAACTGCGTCAGCAACTTAGAAACCGTGGTTTAATTCAATAACAATAACGGGGCTTCGGCCCTTTGGAGCATAACATGAGCAGCTATACATACTACGACCTTCAAGAAGACCTAAAGAATCATGCCAAGGATAAGCACCATAAGGATGTGGCTAAGTGGCTAAAAAGCCGTCCAGAAGTGGGTGCTTTAAATAGCGGAAAGTTTTACATCCACGCTGGCCCAAATCGTATTTATACAGAAATAGAAATATTTTCGTAACAATAAACGGGGCTTCGGCCCCAGGGGAATAAAATGAGACTTTACGTAAGCAAAAACAACCAATGGACCGGCACCCAATCGGACGCCAAGGCATTAGGTTCCTATGACCAAATTGAAGTGCCAACCGACAAGCCTGGATTAATTGCGT